GTAGTTCAACAATAACTTCTGCTGGTGGTGGTTATGGTAGTAGGAACCAACCAGGAAATTGCGGAGGAGATGGAGGTTCTGGTGGAGGCGGAGGTTCTTGGGGACCCGTAAACGCAGGGGGATCAGGAAATACTCCTCCCGTAACTCCCGTTCAAGGAATGGATGGTGGTGATGGTTCGCCCGGACCGCCTGAGATTGGTTTTCAAGCTGGTGGTGCCGGCGGTGGAGCTACTGTTGTTGGTACTACTAAAACTAGTACTGCTTCTGCTGCGGCTAATGGTGGAACTGGAGCGACATCTTGTATTACAGCTAGTCCAGTCTCAAGATCTGGCGGCGGCGGTGGTGGTGGTAATGGCGGTAGTTTGACTCAAGGTACTTCGCCTTGTTGTTCTGGAGGAATAGGCAGTGTTAATAGTCTTAGTCTACAAGGAACTGCTGGTGCAACTAATAGAGGCGGCGGTGGTGGCGGCGGTGGTAGTGATGGTTACGCAGGCTACGCAGGTGGACCAGGAGTAGTAATTATTAGGTATAAATATCAAAATTAATATGGCACACTTTGCAAAAATAAGTGATACTTCACAAGTTCTTTCAGTCTTAACACTAGATAACAAAGATATGTTGAACGCTGCTGGGATTGAAGATGAATCCGTAGGGCAAGACTATTTACAATCACACAATAACTGGCCTCGTAACATGTGGATTCAAACATCTTATAATACTCGTGATGGAAAACATTATAAAAGCGATAATACTTTATCAGACGATCAATCTAAAGCTTTAAGAGGAAACTACGCTGGCCTGGGTTATATATGGGATAAAGATAATAATATATTTTACCGTAAAAAACCTTATGCAAGTTGGGTTTTAAATACATCAGAGGCTAGATGGCAATCGCCAATCGGTGATCCTCCTGCGTTAACGGAAGAGGAAATTACAACTAACTCTTCTTATCACGAATGGAACGAATCCAATCAATCCTGGGATAAAAAAGACTTTACCTAGACAATTTTAAAAAAATAGTATAAACCATCTGTGGTGGATATGGACAAGAAAGTATTATCAGAAATAGCTTTATATCATGGTGACGTTGCAATGCCAAAATATTGGGAAATAGATGGTGTTGAATTAGCCCATCAAATTTTACAATATCAAATACATGACAAAAAATTTCCATTCTCAAAAACTTTGGGTAAGTTGAATACATATATCCGCGAACACATTGGGCTCGAATATAATATTCAATTAATTGAGAAAGAAGTGTGGGGTAATATTTACCCCCCTCATGAAACTTCCCTTCCTTTACTTAACATTGATCCTGTTGATTTAAGAAAGTCACCCGATTATACCTTGTTATATGGAGTCAACGTTAAAGATTGTAGTGTTCGAATCCATTATGATGCCAATAGAAGAGCAGGAAGATCTTGGGATATGCCCTTAACGAATAATAAATTTATTATGTTCCCCTCTACGCAAATGTATTATATCACTAACAATCAAAAAGATTCTCTCAACTTTATTTTAACAACAACTTATGAATTTATCTAATTATTTTTGGTATTTTAAATCTGCGTTAACACCACGATTCTGTGATGATGTTATTAAATATGCTTTAGAGAAAAAAGAAATGATGGCTATTACAGGTGGGTATGACCGAAATAGAGATCTAAATAAAAAACCTTTAACTAAAGAAGAAATTAGAAATTTAAAATATAAAAGAAATTCTGATCTAGTATGGCTCGATGACACTTGGATTTATAAGGAAATACACCCCTATGTCCATCAAGCGAATAAAAACGCGGGCTGGAATTTTGAATGGGACTTTTCGGAATCCTGTCAATTTACAAAGTATAAATTGAATCAATATTACGATTGGCATTGTGATAGTTGGGAAAAAGTTTATGACCACCCTAAAACTCATTTGCATGGAAAAATTAGAAAACTATCCATGACTTGTCAATTAACCGATGGTTCAGAATATAGTGGTGGAGAATTAGAATTTGATTTTAGACAATATGATCCACCGCAAAGAGATGAATCTAAGCATTTAAGGAAAGTAGCGGAAATACTGCCCAAAGGTTCTATTATTATCTTTCCTAGTTTTATTTGGCACCGGGTTAAACCAATAACGAGAGGAGTACGATATTCACTTGTCTTATGGCATTTGGGATATCCATTTAAGTAATGTATAAAGACGATTATTTTAAAACCCCTATATGGTCTGAAGACAAACCAGAGTTTGTAAAATCATTAAATAAAGCCAGTGATAAATATATTAAAGAAGCCAGGAAAAGAGATAAAAAATTAATCAAAGCTAGTGGAGATTTTGGAACAACCCATCATTCATCACCATTATTAAGGGACAACGATTTTATAGATTTTAGAAATTATGCAGGCCAAAAGTCTTGGGAATTTTTAGAAGAACATGGTTACGATATGAAACAATATACAACTGTGTTTTCTGAAATGTGGGTTCAAGAATTTTCTAAAAAAGGAGGAGGTCATCATTCAGCTCATATCCATTGGAATCAGCATGTATCAGGATTTTATTTTTTAAAATGCAGTGAAAAAACTTCTTATCCTATTTTCCATGAACCCCGAACAGGTGCAAGATGCACTAAATTAAAACTGAAACCAGAATTAAAGGGAGTATTTCATGGTACAGAGCTAGTTCATTTTAAAATCAAGCCTGGCGTCTTAATTATCTTTCCAGGCTATATGGAACATGAATACGCTGTTGATCATGGCAAAGAACCTTTTCGATTTATTCATTGGAACATAACCGCCGTGCCAAAAGAGATGGCTAAAGATGGTTAAGTTTGGAGTATGAGTTTTAAAAATATTTTTAGTACCTATTTATATATTAAAGAATGTAATATTAATTTGTCTGTTCTTAGCAATCATATAATTAAAACTAAAAAAATTGATAAAGAAGGTCAAAAATTTAGTAACCAGGGTGGTTGGCAAAGTAAAAAGTTTTCTGAAACAAATTCTTATACACAACCTTTGTTTAATATTTTAAATACAGCAGTAGAAGAAATTAAAAATAAAATAGAGTATCGATACAATTTAAGATTACATCATTATTGGTATAATATTAATTACCAAGACTCTTTTAATGTACCACATTTTCATGTGGGTATGCATAATAATACAATTATAGCAGGTGTTTTCTATATAGAAACTCCTAAAGACTGTGGTAAAATTGTTTTTAACAGAAATGATCAATTAGTAAGTTTAATGCACGAAGAAAAAGTAAATGGATATAATGAATATAATTCAAGTTCATGGAAAGTAGACCCTGTTAAAAATTTATGTGTTTTATTTCCCGCTAACTTGGAACATTTTGTTGAACCCAATTTAAATAAAAAAAGAAGAATAAGTATTAGTTTTAATTACGGATTATGAGTTTTAAAAAAAATAAATATGTAGTGATTAAACAAGCTGTTTCAAAAGACATGGCTACTTTTATCTACAATTATTTTGTAATGAAAAAACAGGTTTATGATACTTGTTTAAAACAAAGATATATTTCCCCTTATGACTCTTTATTAGGATATTATGAGGCAGAAAATGACCAGATACCACACACCTATTCTAGCTATGCCGATATAGTTATGGAAACTTTAATGTTGAGGTGTCAACCCGTTATGGAAAAGACTACAGAATTAAAGCTTCAACCAGCTTATACCTATGCTAGACTTTATAAAAAGGGAGATGTTCTTGAAAGACATAAGGATAGATTTAGCTGTGAAATATCTACCACTATGTTTTTAGGGGGAGATTCTTGGGATATATATTTAGAACCCAATAAGAATGTGGGCATAGATCCCGATCCTTATATTCCTACGAACAACAAAGGAATTAAAATCAGTCTTAAGCCAGGAGATATGTTGGTTTATAGTGGATGTGAACTAGAACATTGGCGAACTAAATTTAAAGGTAAAAACTGCGGACAAGTTTTTTTACATTATAATAATAAAAAAACTTCAGGTTCGGAACAAAATCTTTTTGATAAAAGACCTCATTTGGGACTACCCAATTGGTTTCAGAAGGTTAAGTTGCCATCTCCTAAAAAATAATATATATAGAAGCCTGGCATGGGGGATTTTTCCACCACAAAGGTCTTCTGTGCCTACCTCTAACCAGTTGATATCCTCATCGTTTTGGTATAATTTGTCCTAAACGGATTTTCTATGCTACATAAAATCAGACTAATACCAGGATTAGACAAGCAATCCTCAGACACAGGAGCCGAAGGGAAATGG